TGGTACGACATATGGATTAAATTTTCCTTTTAGAGATTCTAGAAGAGGAGATTATTTAGAGTTAACTGAATTTCAAGCACAGGAAATTAAGGCTGACTTAATACATTTGCTTTTAACTAGGAAGGGCTCAAGATATTTTTTACCACAATTTGGTACAAGATTATATGAATTTCTTTTTGAACCATTTGATGGTTTAACATTTAATGCTATTGAATCTGATATTAGGGATGCCATTGAAAATTTTATGCCGAACTTATTGGTTAATAGTTTGAGTATAACACCAGCAGACCCACAAGAAGAGGTTGACATAGCGACAGGACAGAATTCGTTAGGAACAAGTGAATCATCAATTTATAGATTTCCTGGTAAGGGAACATCAGAATATACAGCAAAAATAAGATTAGATTATTCTACAAATGGTTCAACCTTTGCTCAGAGTGATTTTGTAATTATCAATATTTAATAGAAATGGCAAATAATAAAATATCGTATACCGTAAGGGATTTTCAGGGAATAAGAACTGAATTATTAAATTATGTAAGGACTTACTATCCTGAGTTAATTCAGGATTTTAATGATGCATCAGTATTTTCTGTATTTCTTGATTTGAATGCTGCGGTTGCTGATAATTTAAACTACAATATTGACAGAAGTATTCAGGAAACTGTATTACAATATGCTCAACAAAGGTCATCAATCTATAACATTGCAAGAACTTATGGGTTAAAATTACCAGGACAAAGACCATCAGTTTCGTTGGTTGATTTTTCTATTACAGTTCCTGCTTATGGTGATAAAGAAGATGAAAGATATCTTGGAACGTTATTTAGAGGTTCCCAAGTAGTTGGTGCGGGTATTGTTTTTGAAAATGTTTATGATATTGATTTTGCTTCACCATACAATGCTCAAGGTTTCCCAAATAGATTAAAGATTCCAAACTTTAATGCTAACAATGTTCTAATCAATTATACGATTACAAAAAGAGAAGTTGTTGTTAATGGTATTACAAAGGTATTCAAAAGAGTTATTGGTGCAAATGATGTTAAACCATTCTTTGAATTATTTTTACCTGAAAAGAATGTGTTAGGTATTACAAGTGTATTATTAAAAAATGGTACGGAATATACCAATACTCCAACAACTGCGGAGTTTTTAGGTTTAGATAATAGATGGTATGAAGTTGATGCTTTAGCCGAAGATAGGGTTTTTATTGAAGACCCAACAAAAGTTTCAGACCAACCTGGTATTAAAGTTGGTAAGTATATTCAAACACAAAGTAGATTTATTACTGAATATACGCCTGAAGGATTTAAGAAGATGACATTTGGTGGTGGTACAAATACTGCTCAAGACCAATTGAATCAATTCACCACTTTAGGTACAACATTAGAATTACAAAAATATTCAAATAACTTTTCATTAGGGTCAACATTAACACCAAACTCAACATTATTTATTCAGTATAGAGTTGGTGGTGGATTAGCAACAAATTTAGGTACAAACGTAATTAATCAAATCGGTACTGTTTCATTTTATGTTAATGGACCTTCTGAGACAACAAATACGTCTGTAGTTAATTCTTTAAGATGTGTTAATACGGTTGCGGCTGTTGGTGGTGCGGGAATTCCTTCGTTAGAAGAAATTAGAAATTATGTATCATTTAATTTTGCGGCACAAAAAAGAGCGGTAACAGTTCAAGATTATGAATCTTTAATAAGAAATATGCCAGCTCAATTTGGAGCACCAGCTAAAGTTTCAATCACAGAAAACGATAATAAAATATTAATTCAAATATTATCTTACGATACTTCAGGTAAGTTAACCAATCTTGTTTCAAATACTTTAAGACAAAATATTGCAAATTATTTATCTAACTATAGGATGATGAATGATTATATTTCAATATTCACAGCTGAGGTTATTGATTTGAGTATGGATGTGTCTATTGTGTTAGATTCTGCTCAAAATTCAGGACAAGTTATTTCAAGTGTTATTGATAAAATATCAGCATACTTGAACCCACAAACAAGACAATTGGGTCAAAATATATATCTTTCAGAGGTTAGAAGTTTAATCCAAAATACGAATGGGGTATTAACGGTGTCGGGTTTAGATGTTTATAATCAGGTTGGTGGACAATATTCATCGGCAGAAACATCAATGGAATATTCCAACCCTGAAACAAAACTTATTGGACCTGTTGATGATACAATATTCGCACAACCATCACAAGTTTATCAAATCAGATATCCTGGTAAAGACATCAGAGTTTCAGTTAAAAATTTCCAATCTATTACTTTCTCATAACAAGTTTATTTATTTTTTAATTAGATTATCATTTAGTTGTATGCTTTTAACTTTAAAAATTACGCATAAACTATTTATTAACTAAAGGAAATTAATGGGTCAATCATATAGAATAAGGACTGAGTTAGGGATTAACAAATCAATTGATGTACAACTAGACCAAGAGTTTGAGTTTTTGGAGATTTTATCTTTAAAAATTCAACAGGAGGACATATATAACAGAAGTTGTGCCGAGTACGGGGTTGTTGTTGGTAGAGTAACAGCTAACAATGGGTTTGGATTACCTAATGCTAGAGTTGCTGTATTTGTACCCATAGAAAGTATTGATGAATCAAATCCTTTAATAACGAGTATATATCCATATAAATCTCCTACAGATAAAAATGAAGATGGGTATCGTTATAATTTATTACCTTATGAAAAATCATATTCAGCACATGCTGCGACAGGAACATTACCAACAAGATTAGATTCTTTAACCGCAACAACTGCGATTGAAATATATGACAAATATTATAAGTTAACTGCAAAAACAAATGAGAGTGGTGACTATATGATAATGGGAGTCCCTCAGGGAAATAGAACATTAGTTTTAGATGTTGATTTATCTGATATTGGTGAATTTTCATTAACTCCTCAAGATTTAATTAGGATGGGTATTGCAACTGAAGCTCAAGTTGCGGGTAATAGATTTAAAACATCAAATGATTTAAACTCTTTACCACAATTAGTTAATTTAGTTAAAAGTTTAGAGGTATCGCCACTTTGGGGAGAACCAGACATATGTGACATTTCGATAAACAGGGTTGATTTTGATTTAAGAAATGATGGAAATATTGACATACAACCAACATCGGTATTTATGGGTTCAATTTATTCTGCATCTGATTCGTTTAGAGTTAGAGAGAACGCGAAACCAAACGACGATATGGGTAATTTATGTTTATTAACAACGGGTCCAGGACAAATAATTGCAATTAGACAAACAATTAATCAAGATTCAGATGGAAATCCGATTTTAGAGACATATCAGATGGAACAGGCGGGTAATGTTATTGATGGTAATGGTGTTTGGTTAACTGAAATGCCAATGAACTTAGATTATTTTTATACAAATGAATTTGGAGAAAAAATATTATCAAATGACCCAACAGTTGGAATACCAACTAAAGGAAAATATAGGTTTAAAATTAAATGGGCTCAACCACCAAGTTTATCTGAACAAACAAGAAGACCATATTACTTAGTTCCAAATGTTAAAGAGTATGGGTGGGCTACTGTGAGTAGCGACCCAAATTATTTGCAAACTACATCACCCGAAGGAAAAGAATTAAATAGTTCTTATTATTTTGGATTAGATTGGAGTGGATATACTAATGGATTTTCAGGGACTAAAAAATTAAAAAAATTGACTGAAGCAATTAATTGTGAGGATACTTTTTATCAATTTGAGTTTAATAGGGTTTATACTATTGCAGGATTAATTGATGAGTTTAAAAAAGGTGGTAGAGGAAATTTTATTGGAATTAAAGAAATTGATAGTCAAGATTGTGAAAGTACTGTTAATAAATTTCCTGTTAATGATGGGTTTAGAAATTTTGACTTATGGTATTTTATTTTTGCAATTTTACTTCAAATAATACAACTTATTGGTGTACCATTACTAATAATATATGAATTTTTAGCTTTTTTGTGGAATGAGTTTGCGGTATTAATATTAGGTTATTTAGTTTATTATTTTGCCGCGAATGCAGCACAAGAAGCTCTTTTGGCTGCCGCGGCGGTTGCGGGGGCTGCAAGTGTTACCGCATGGGCAATGATATTATTATTAGCTCCTTTTGTTTTCAAATTTATTTTATGGACGGCATTGGCATTAATACTTGTAATATATTTTACTGACATAATTAGATTTAAATTTGGTAGGTTTAAATTACCAATGATGACATATCCTGATTGTCAATCTTGTGAGTGTGACCCTGAAATAACATCACCTGGGGGAGGTAATGGAGAACAAGATAGTCCACCAGTGGCTGGGGCAATTAGTCAATTATCAAATTCTAGCTTGTATTTTGATAATTTAGTTGCGTACCAAGAAAAAACTACAGACATAAATATTAACGATGAAAATTATGACACTATAAATCAAATTAGGGCTTCAATACTTTCTCAAGCCTTAGCTGGTAGGTCGGACTCCTTTAAAAAACCATATGTGTTTAAAACTACTAATTCAACAATTCCAACACTTCCTGGTTATAATGGTAATGCTGCGGGAGAACAAGATTTTGCGATTGGAACTACTTTACCTGTTGGTGAAAGAATTAATGTTTATAATACTAGAAAAAAATATTTTGATGGTGTGAATAGAATAAAAGTAACATTTGCCTCAGATGTTAATAGTGGGTTTCACTATGATAATACTTTAACAATTTTATCTACTCAAGATTTACAACCTGGAGAATTACTTACTTTTGTTAATCCATCAAAAACTAGCGATAAAAATTATTTATGGACAGGACAAACATTAGCGGGAACGGCATCTATTGATGGTATTGTACAACCTAATTCTGGTGGAGGAGGAGGAGCTATCAGAGGAATTAATGGTGGTATACAATCTGGTCAATTTACTGCAATCACATATTATGCTGACCAAAATAATAATAGTCAAAATACTAATCAATCAACTAACTACACAATTCCATCAGGAAGCGTTCAATGTTTTAGTAGTGTTACGTTGAACATTACAGGAAACACTGGAACTATTAAATATACAAATTGTGGTGGGGTTGGAGTAACATTAACTAGTACCACAATTAATACACCAATTGTGATTAGAGACATTAATGGTATTAACATATCAACTTTAGGTGGAGATGCGGAGTATGAGGTAAAAAGTTATAAAGGGGGACTTCAAAGATATGTATATCCATCTGACATTGAATATTATCAAGTTTTAACCGCAATTACAATTACAAAAACAATTGTTAATGGAAATCCCGTATATTCTTTACCTAGTTTAGGAACTAATACTAGTTTTTGGAGTACATTAAATGCTCAAAATATGGTTAACTTTTATTTTTTGGTAAGAGGTATTTGTGGTTTTGATTTAAATGGATTTGTTTTGGGTAATACAACAAACTACCCAACATCATATTTTTCGGACTTTGAATCACAAAAAGTTGTGATTTTACAAAGGGGAGTTGACCCCTACTCTCCAAAATTAACCAACAAATATGGTATTGGTAAAATATTGGGGTATGCTAATGAAAATGATGTCACATTTACCGCATCAACTAGAATGAATATACCTATTCAAATGTTACCAAATGGGTCTACTACATCGGTTCAAAAACATAATGTTCAAGATAATATATTTCTTAATTCTTATTTTTACACTCCTGGAATTGCGAACTCAATAACACCTGGGTTACAATTTAGTTCATATACAACGAGTAATGTTGGATATTACGGGGCGTTAGATTCAACATACCCAACAATGACGGCTTTAGGTACGAAATATGTTTCAACATCACTTCCATTACTACCTATTGGTACTGCAAATGGAGTTGTAAGCAGCACTGCTAACAAATTTTATAGTGCAACAACCGCTGATAACTATTATGATTCTGCCGAGGATTTATCTGGAGGTGCAATATTAATTAGAAACGATATAACTGTAGACACTTGGCCTAATTCTGTTTGTAATTTTCTTGGAACACCAAACACAACAATTTATTATAATCTACCACCACCCCAAACTTATTTTAGTCCAATATTATATCCTCAATTTACTGCAACAACTGGAACAAACAAGGCTCTTACTATTTCTGATAATTCTAAAAACATTATGAGAACTGACCGTTTACCATCTTCTGATTATATTGACAATGGTGGTGATTTAAATGGTAGTGTTAGTTTATTGCAACAAAATATGGGGTTTGCGGTTTATTTTATTGAAGGTGGTGGTAATTCTTATACATCAAGTGCATTCTCAACGGGAGCATCCCAAGTTACTCCTAATATTGAAGGACAAATTGCGGCAACTAATGTATTAGAAACTATGGGTGTTTGTGAGAACATGGTAGGGCTTAGTTGTTATCAAGGTAACGGAACAACTTTTGGTGTTAAACCTGGATGTCAAGCATCAGATACTGTTGAACATGGGTGTTATGTAATGATGAATAACCCATTAATTGACTTAGGTAAAGATTTAAAAACATTTGCTGAATGGGGTTTTAGGTTTAGATTTTTTTATGGATTATGTAGAGGGGTATTATCACAATCATTTACAAATAACTGGGTAAATGGTAGTTTATATACCTTTCCAATACAAGTTGATACGTATTTTGATGCTAAAAATCAACCATTACCACCAAACTTTGCAAAAGAACTTGTGTATTTTGATAATAAAACTAATAATTTCTATTATAGAAGTTCTCCTTATTTAAATGGAAATACCCCTATATTTATAGGAAAAAATAACCCACCTTCTGGTTCAGTCAATAAACGTAATTTATTGTTTCCAACAACAATTGTTAATTTAGGAATAAAGGATGATTTCTACCAAGAAATAATATTTGACCCATCGGCTAAAGGGTATATTATGAAAAGTTTAGCACCAACAAGTTATTCTGATACCTCTGATTTGGTTAATTTATTTGTTATTTCAAGAATAACCGATGAAGGATTTGTATCTCAAATAGTATCAGGGCTTAATAATAGTTTAGACCAATTGTTCACTAGACCTGACTTAAGGATAGATGGTGATTTGGCTCAAAGTATGTCAATTAATTCAGAATATGGTGTAATACCTTTTTCACCTGAGTATTATAAAGTTACTGGAGCGGCTACTGACCCCGTAGTTATATTGGGTAGTTTAACTAATCCAACAATGGGGATTTTCTTTTCATCAACAACTACTGATTTACAAAATAAAGATTATTTAAGTCCTGGTGTAATTGACTTCAGACCAACCAATAATGTAAATGCCGCTAAAAATGCGATAACATATCCTTATGGAATTAACTCACAGTATGTGCCATTTTATCAATGGGGATTACAACAACCATCTAACCAAAGTATTTTTGGGTCACAATATAACAATTGGGTTACAACTGAAGGTGGTAATAATCTTGGAATTTTTGGTTATAATTATCAATCTTTAGATAGAAGAAAAATATCTAAACCAAGTTACTTTATTGGTTCTAACACACAGACAGGAGACATATATGAAAGAGGGTACATCTTTAATGTGGACTCAAGTGGGAATTTCTCCACTAATGGAGGTACTTACCCATCAAATTTTTTGGTTGGTGCACCAAACCACTTTTACTTTGGATTAATAAAGGGTCAGACGGCATTAGATTTATTTAAAACAAAATACTCAATAGATGAATAAATATACAATAATACCAAGTAATTTAGAATATAAATCATCTCCATCTGTTAACCAAGATATTCAAATTTCGTTAGAACAACAAAGTCAACAAATTACGGAATATGATAGGAGTGCAAGTATTAGTTTAACTCAAATATATGATGATGAAAGACAAGCAAGTACGGTATTTAGACCTACCTTTAAGATTAATTATTTGTATGCTAATACCTATACGGGGTCAACTGAATATGTTCCATTTAGAAACACGTTATATTATGTAACACCCGAAAACTCTACGGTTGATAATGTATGGAAAGGATTTCCACAATATTATGAATTTGATTTTTATAGACCCGATGTTAGCGACCAACATATTACATATAAGTCAATAAGTGCATATACATATAATTGGACTTATTATATAAGTTACGCTTATAATAACAATTATAACAAACAATTATCATACTCTTTAAATAAAACAAGTTATGATTGGATTGCGTCTGAAGGAATACCATTTTCAATTAATAAGTCCACACAAAACGGAAATAATATAATATCATTTCAATGCATTTCACCGCATGGATTATCTGTTGGCGAATATGTTGAACTATCATCAAATTTTGCATATAATAATATAAGATTGTTTCAGGTGTATTCTTTAGGTAATGATAATTTTGGAAGTGGAATTTATGTTTTTAATTTATTTAATGTTGGATATACTGGAACAACATTTAATAATGGTGGTACTGGTACATTTAAAAGGGTTATTAACCCTGATAATTTAGTAGAAACAAAATCAAAATACTATATTAGAGAACATAAGATTTTAACTAATCTTGAAGATTGTATCATGACAAAAAACGCATTTGAAAAAAATATATTTAGTGAAGAAAAAAAGTTTGAATATAGTTCAATAACTCCAAACTATATTTCAAGGGTGTCTCAAAAAACCAGTAGTAATTCTTATAATATTACATCTAATTATGATTTAGATTTATTAAACATTATTGACAATCAAAAAAGACCTATTAGTGAATTATTTTTAACAATTATTAATAAGGGATATACTGGATATTTTAATCAACCAAACACTAGTGGCGTTGGGTTAAAACAAGGATGGGAATTTAATTTAAGTACTCCAACTAGTTCTTGGTGGGATGCTCCCCAAACAAAATCAAATACAAAGATACAAACATCTAACTACACTTTAACTAGTGGTGTGACAAGAACATTTTACTATAACCAAAATTTAATGTCAGGAGATACAATAGACGGAGATTTTTGTGAATGGAATGATTATGAACAATTAGAAAGAGTTATATCTCCATATTATCAAAAATTGAAATATAATCAAGACGTGTTTCAAACTACAAACGACCAATCAACAAACGCTCCAGGGTTTTATTATGAACCTCATACATCAATGACTATTAGAGTTTTTTCTGATTATGTTGAGACTGGTGATATTGCGTTTGTGGAACAAGTTCCAAGTTATTCATATTATTCAAATTCTGACCAACAATTTAGGTGGAGAGACATATATACTTATGGGTTCAAAGATAATTTAGGAAGAGGTGTTGACTACCCATTTATAAACAGTTCTCAATATCCGTTTAAAGAAGTTATATTTAGATTAATACCTGAAGGAATAAACTACAACTCCGATTTACTTGGAGTTCAATACCCTGTTAAGCCACTATTTGATGGATGCGAATAAAATACAAATAAGAAAAGACGGTATTACTGACCGACAACTTACAATCCCAGTCCAACTTAATTGGGATTATTTGGGGTTAGACCAAAGTATTGATGCTTATGAAAGTGAGGTTATCACACAAGTTATTGGCGTTGGTAGAGATTTTGAGGTTACAAGGTTTGCACATGCGCCATTAACAGGAGCAACAAGCCCAACAGATATTCAATACGAGTTTAACTTTTATTCTGGTGGTTCTTTGAGTGATAGCGCAAATTGGAAATCTAACTATCAAATGGAAGGATTTACCACACAAGAAATTTATTATTATACAAATAATTTTACAAATTCCTTCTTCAAATTAGATTTATATGACAATGTTGATGAAAAACGACAAACAAATTACATAACAATTATCATTCCAACACAACAAGGGTTGAAGATGGATGCGATAATGAACCGAACACCTGTAAGTATTAAAAAACCGTATTTTATATTGGATTATGTTGGAGATAAAGAAGGGTTTTTTATTTATTGGTTAAAGAAGAGAGAGTTTTTAGATATTAGTACATTCTACATGAGTGCAAAATTCTATGATGCTAAACACGGGTATTTCACTAAGATGATGAATATGCCACAATCATCTCTATCACCAACCAGTTTTTATACCTTTGATAGTTCACAATTCTTTTACTATAGGGTTAAATTGGACTACGAAAAACATAATTATCAAGTTTTTAATATGAATTCAAGTCAACATATATATGACATTTTTGGACAAAGAGCTGGGGCGGTAGTGCCCATAAAATGGTACGAATATGTTAATCCTTAACTATGGAAGATTTATATAATATAATAATATCCCCCGAAACAATTAAGGGTGATTTGTTTACAGTGAACCTTAAAGGTGAAAATGTTGACTCAAGTTATACAGGAGAAACTGTTGGGGTTTATTCCGCTATGACTCAAGTTATAAGTTCAGGACCTAATGGGAGTTCGTTATTAACAGAATTAACCATCCCAATTTTAATTAGACAAATCGCAACAGATGTTGGGTATTATAGCCCATTTGATGGGGCAATATTACAAAAAGATGTTGTCGCTAATTTTATTTTTTCATCAACAACAGCAAATCCATTTGTATATAACATATATAACACATCAAGCGAGTTTCAAAAATTCTTGAATCTATCTGCATATAAGATAGATTGGGGGGATGGGGTAAAACAAGTGATTACAACATATGTGCCTAATACGTTAAGTCATACTTATACCGCATCTAAACAATATACTATAACATTAGAACAAACAAATCCATGGGGTGTTACAAGAGTCTCTAAAACTATTACAACACCATATGTTGAGGTTGTTGTAAACAATCCGAATGGTGAGGCGTTTTTTATTCCTGCGGGAGGTAATTGGTTAAATACTCCTATTAGTTATGATTACATATTTTCGGGTGATGCCGTTAATGAGATATCGGCTCAAACGTCAAATAATTTTACAACAGTGCCGTTTACTATTTCAGGTATTACCAAATCAAGAATTACGGAATTAAAACTATATGGGACAAGACCAATTGAATCACCATTATTTAGTCCATTTTACGGGTTAAATGTTCCTGTAATTAATAATGGTCAAATTTGGGGGGTAATAACAAATGCGGAGACTGGGGTTTTTACTGCATATACTGTTCAAAATGTTAGTTATTATGATTATAGTGATGGTACAACAATATTTTTTGAACAATCATCAGGGTTTACAAAAAATAATTTAAGTCAAAATCCAATAACAAAAGAAGAGGTTTTACTTAAGGTTGTTGACCAAGCACAGATTCAAACTAATGTTTTTGTTGAAAGGGGTAAAAACTCGGCATACGAAAGAATTCAAAGACTGGGAGAGGTTGATAATTTAGGTGATATGATAAATTATGGGTATGGATTTTTTGATGTGAAAAAAAAGAACTAAACTATTTATAAAACAAAGAAGAAACAATGGCAATAGGTTCATATGGTACGATAAGACCTTCAGATGTTAGTCCTGAAGATGTACAGATAATAATGAATTACACTCCATCGCGAGATGTGACGAGTAATTTTGTACTAACACAACTTGATGCTCAAACAATATTAAAACCTTATTTTAATAACACTCAAACAGGTGGAAACACAGGTGTTGAAGTATTAGGTGGGTTATATAATTTAACATTACCCGCAGAACAGTTTAATGCTCTTGGTTTTTATACATTATATTTAAGACCCGCACAAATAAGAACTAAAATCACAGATTGTGGTGTTTTAAGTGCGTTACCTAATGTTAAAGGGATTGTTATTGATATAACAAATGTCCCTGTACAATATCAAAATAAATTTGTACCTCAAGGATTGGTAGGATTTAGAATTGAATATTTAAATTCTGACGGTTCAAAAATACCTAATTTCTTTAGAGTTGTGACATCATCATTCTTTTGTGAGCCAGTTGTTACAAATGAGGTTAATACAACTCAAAAATCTATAAGATACAGATATGTTGACGGAACCTCTAATTTAATATTTTTAACATTGTCACCATCATCGTCACCAACAAATAAGCCAAACGCAACACCTTATATTGGACAACCAAATCAAAATATTATAATTACAAATACTTTTTTTAATCCTGTTACATTGGAAATAGAAATGGTTGAATACGATGTTTCATCTCTTGCAATTGCTCTTTATGGTAATCAAACCAAATCAATTGATGATGGTATCTATACAATTTATGACTCTCAAAATAACATATATAGACAATACAACTTGTATGAGATTAGAGACCAATTTAACGCATTACTTTATGAGGTTAGACAAAATAGAAACAATAATATAGATTTTAGTAAAAACTTCACAAACATAACGGGTTAATGGTGGTAGATATAAAAAATACTAAATACTTTTACCCTCCAAGACCTGGTAGTGGAGCGGGCACTTTTTCTGACAACATTGTAGGATTACAAACTGTTGAGGGGGGAGGACTTACGCAAGGTAATTTTGAATTTACCACAGGTGTTACGGAAAAGGTTAGTAGAAAATTCAATGTAGGGGCGTTCTCTGAACCAATCTCATTGGATATGTTAGATATTGGTAGTTTAGCTGAGAGCAGGGAAATCCTTGCAAAACAGTTCAGAGTCTATCCGAATTATGACGTATCTCAGGTTCTTAATTTTTCAATGTATGGTTCATTGTCAAAAAGATTTAGTGTTTCAATAACCAAGATTATCAATTATTTTCCAGCATCTTTGGATATTGTGTTTAGTAATCCTAACTATGTTACAGGAAATACTGCTTATGATATTGTTTATAGTAGTGAATTAGATGAAACTTATTTTAAAATTAATGTTGATAGGATAGTTAATCCATTTGATATTGATTATTCAATTAGTGCTACAACTAATTTAACAGTAAGGGAGTTAGTCGCTTCACCATATAGAAACTTATATAATACCTATTTGGATTATTGCATTAGTATTAATGATAATATATTTGAGGTTGTGTCTTTTATTCCGTCGGAAACATTGTCTTCAGGATACATACAATTTTATGTTTCGGGAGCACCTTTTGGGACAACTGCAACAACAACCAATGAAGATTTTCAGGTAAGACCAAACGATTATATTGTTGATAAAACTTTTTTAGAATCGTTTGACGAAGTTGAACAATTTTTAGTTAATAGATTGGTTAGACCAGAATATACTGCGGTATTCCAAGTTCCACAACAAAATGAATATGGACAAATATACACGGATTACCAACAAGTTACTTGGCCAAAACAAGGTGTTTGGAATTTAGATATTCGTTCATTTTTATTTGATTCTTATTTGGAACAAATACAAGAAATTGCAATTAATTTAGATTCATTTAAAACAAATTTAATTTCAAGATTTTTGGTTACAGATTCATTAAAAGAATTTGATACTTTAGGTCAAAAAGTTGAAAAAGTATTTCAAATTTACGGTAGAAGTTTTGATGAGGTTAAACAATTTATTGACGGGTTAGCTTATATGAACTCTGTTAATTATAACCCATCAAATGATATACCTTCAGAGTTATTAGTTAATCTTGCGAGAACATTGGGATGGTCTTCTAATTTTTCACCAATCACTAATGAAGATTTCTTATCTTCAGTTTTTGGTAATACATCAACACCAACATATCCAGGATATGCAAGAGCACTTACGCCGACAGAATTAAATTATTCATATTATAGAAACTTAATCTTAAACGCATCATACCTTTTCAAATCAAAAGGAACAAGAAGGTCAGTTGAATTTTTATTAAGATTGATAGGTGCTCCCGATTCGTTAATAGAATATAATGAACACATTTACTTAGCAGACCAAAGAATTAATTTAGACCAATTTTATACTCAATGGGCAAATATATCAGGTGGTACGTATGTTAATCAAACGCCAAGTTATTTACCTAATAGTACTTTTAAAGTTAATGGTCAATTATTTACCGCATTTACATCAACCGCAACATATCAAGACACAAGTATTAGATTGGTTGATTATCCAATGGATATTGAAGGATATCCAAAGGCACCACTTAATACCGAATCGTATTTTTTCCAAATAGGTGCTGGTTGGTATGAACAAACGCCACAACATAGAAGTCCTGACCAAGTTGTACTTACAGGTAATGTATATACGGGTCAAAATTATGATATCCAAACACAATTAACACCGTTTACTTATGGTCAGACATATTTGAATAGATTTAGAGAGTTTCCATATATGACGGAAGGATTTAAACTTCAAAAAACTGTTGATAATAATAAGTCTTGGTTATCTAATGATACTAAAATTAGAGTATCAACTGAAGGTGATTATAATGCTTATTATTTTGTTGATAATGAAAAATTAGTACTGAATGTTAAAAATGTAGACATATTTTTAAATCCTGCTCAAGGGATTAGTTATGATGTTTGGGACCAATCACGAAAGTATGATTACCCAATTCCTGAAACAGGATATACTATTAATTATCCAGTCCCTGGTGGGTTTCAACCGACATATATTAATCCTGAACCAAAAAAGAAAACATTTTTTGAGTTTTACCAAACTTTTTGGGAGAATATGATTAATGTTAGAGATAGACAATATATTTTTGATGGTAAAACTGGTGGTTATCCAAACCTACAATCGGTATTTTGGAAATATATTGAGTCAGAACAAACGGTTGGAATACCAAATAATCAATATACATACCAAAAACTTATTGATTATGTAAATGGTATTGGTCCATATTGGACTAAGTTAATTGAACAAATGATACCAGCAACCACAATATGGAATGGTGGTGTTAAACTTGAAAATTCTATTTTTAATAAAGAAAAATTTGTTTATAGAAGACAAAGAGGATGTCAATTTATTCCAGTTCCTGTTAATCCTTGTTACATCATATCTAATATTTTTGATAGTACTTGTTCGTCAAAATACACCGATTTTTACATATATCCTTGGTTAAATGGCGATATTGATGTAAATAGTTTTGAAGCAATCCTTGGTAATAGAGTTAATAATATGTTAGAAGAGAGTGGATTAACACTTAATCAATGTATTCAAAACTCTGTGTTAAGTGAGTGGTTTATTGATTTAAGAATTGGTGGAGAAATAATAATTCAACAACCATTTTATACAGGATATGGACTTAATGATGCACCAACAAATTTACAATGGAGAAATGCTCTTGTTGAGTATCTACCAACTTTGTATGATTATGGGTATGGATACACTTTAGATTGTGACGATGGGGTAACTCCTTGTTTAAATTATTTAAAATTAACGGTGGTAAGTCTAAGTGGGTCTATTGAAAATATATCTGAAACAGTTACATTAGATGTAGGAATAAATATTAATATAAATTGTAATAACCAATGACAACACCAGTAGCCTTTAATTATAATATATCAGTAACGGGGGATTGTTCAAATACAAATGTTGGCTCAATTAGTTTAACGTTATTTGGGGGGTCACCACCATATACTGTAAATTGGATTGACCCTGTATTATCTCCTGATATAATAACAATAGATGCGGCAATTAAAACAGGATTGAGCGCGACTACATATTCAGTTAGAGCGATAGATAGTTCATTACCAACAAATAATGAGTTTTATATAAACATTCCTGTGTCTAGCGGAGTTTGTGCGACTATTTTAGGGGTACAAGGTACAACATGTTCATTAAATAATGGGGTTGTAACTGGAACATCAAGTTCAGATTATTCATCAACTAGTTTTTATTTGTATCATTCTGATGGTGTATTTAGTCAATCTGCAATAACTAATCAAGCAACTGTTGTATTTGGTAGTTTAACTGCGGGAACATACTATATGGTTGCCTTAGATTTAGGTGGTTGTCAAGGTGAAAGTCAAACCTTTATTGTTGAAGAATCGGATGTTTTAGATTTTGGGTTATATGCAGTACCCAATTCTGGATGTGGAGGAACTCCTGTGGGAAAAATCACAATAACAGGTATAACAGGTACCGCTCCATATACATATCTTTGGACAACAAGTGATACTGGTACAACAGTCACAGGATTAACCGCAGGTATTTATTCGGTTGATGTTACGGATGCTTATGGTTGTGTTATTACTAAGACGGAAACCATAACCGATGTTGCTGAAGTTGGTTTAGGAACATTTACTGCCATACAACCGACGTGTTTTTCTGCCGATGGGTCAATAACAATACAAATTGTTGGAGGAACTCCTCCATATTATTATTCAGCATCAACTGGAGATGTTATAATTCAATACCCAACATCTTGGACAGTAAGTGGGTTGTCTTCAGGTAATTATAGTTTTCAGGTTACGGACGCTGCGTTGTGTTCATTTGTTGCTGGAACAACATTAGTGTCTCCACAAGGAATTAGTTCTGTTATGATAAGTGCTCAAGGTTCAACATGTTCTAGTGTTGACGGCTCAATTACTGTTTCAGTAAATGGTGGAAGCACACCCTACATATATACGTTAATATATCCTAACGGGAATACAACTAATGTTAATAACACGCAAACAACCCAAGTTTTTCAAAATCTATCATCAGGGACTTATAGTATCGCAGTACAAGATGCTTCAGGGTGTTATTATATGGATGAGGTAACTTTATTTGCGACAAATACTTTTACAATCTCTACTCAAATAACAGGAACAACTTGTAATCAAAATAATGGGTCTATTTTAATCACCAAAAGTGAAGGGGGATTAGCACCGTATAATTATTCTTTAGATAATGGTCTTGTTAATATTTTTAATAGTAATTTATCTGCAGTAACCTTTAATAATGTCGCAACAGGACAACATACAGTATCTGTATCGGATGCGACTGGATGTACTCAAACGGCTCAAGTTTATGTTGTTGGAAGTTCTCCATTAGATTATAGTTTATATAGTACTTCTTGTGGTAGTGGTAGTGATGGGATGTTAACAGCGTTTATATCTTCAGGAACACCGCCATTTACATACTATTGGTCGGACAATGTTTTAGGTAATCCACAACAAATAACCGTTGATGGTTTAAGTGGGGGAACATATAGTTTAACCATTGTTGATGATACGGGATGTTCATTAAAAAGAACAACGACTATTACTTGTGATGCCACTTATGTATCGTATCAAACATATGTTATGGGTTCTGAGCCTTTTAGTGTTAATTCAACATCAAAATGTAGTTTACAGGTAATGTTGAATGATGGATATAAAGATTTAACATCAGGTAGTACTGGATGTAATTTAGTTTCAGCAACCTTTAGTGTTAAAGTTTCTGTAAATCCTTTAGGTTTAACCACAAGCGAAGAGTTTTTCACATCAACATCATTAGTTTCGGCACCAAGCGATAATCTTTATTATGATACGGTTGTTGATTTATTAAATACAATACCTGGTATTGGTGATGTAACTATTGATGCTATAAATAATCTAATAACAATCAGTACTAATCCAAATAACGATTCATTAAACGGACAAGAAATCGTTATTGAATTATTAATTGTTTATGACATTATGTGTTCTGATTGTGGTATAATACTATAAAATAAAATGGTACAAATAAGAATTTCAAATATATCAGGGACAACATATCCAGTCAACGTATTTCTTGCGGATGTATATGGAAATAATAGAAGTTTACTTGGGGTTATAGACCCTGGTCCTGTTCCTCCCGCACAACAATATAATATAACAATCCCCCCAATTTTTGAGACGGCACCTGAAGTTATGTTATTATTAGTTGATGACAATGGGTGTGAATTATTTAAAATATTG